TCGAAGAAAGACAGGCTGCGATAGATTATGCTACCGAGTTCCCGCAAGGTCGGTATTTAGATGAGTTCCCATATACCTTTATTCCAGGTTCCAGGCCAGATTTAGCTGCTAGTGATTTAACTCCCGCCAGTGCGACGACATTCTCTCGTCCCCGAATATTTGACCCAGTGCTTGGTGCGTATAGAGAATCAACGATAGAAGATGCAGCTACACCTGGCCCTGCGGCTTTCACTGGCGAGGCGATGCGCCTCCGTAATCTAGGAGAGGAGGCTGCGGCTACCTTCCCTGCTGCTCTTGAACAGGCTGCCATCGTTCCTACGGCAACGGTACAACCATCCACGATGGAGCCGTGGGAGATATACCAGGCCGTAGATGCTTACGACCCCGACCCTTGGGCAGGTTCTGACTATGAATATTACGAAGAACCCGAAGAAGAAATATTTGAGCCAACACCCGCTCCCGCTCCCGCTCCCGCTCCTGCATATGTAGCCCCTGAAATCTTTCCAGAGGATATGGGCTTCGTCTGGTCTGAGCCAGAGCCAGTAGTTGAGGATTATGCAGGAACAGGTGCTTCGGAAGCAGCATACTGGTCTGACTATGGTGAGGGTGCGAGGGGAACGCGTACCGATGATAGGTTCACCCTCGTTGGCGAAGAAGGCCCAGAACTTGCACTGTTTCCCCGTGGCACGGAGATTATCCCGCTGAATCGGCCAGCCAAACCTAAGCAGCGCCGACGGCTCCGCAATAACTTTGCCGATTCGATAGACTCGTTCGCCTTTGGTGGTTTCTCCAGTGGTGGGCCAGCCCTGGTAGGTGAGATGGGGCCAGAGGTCGTTGACCTACCACCAGGCGCACAGGTCATGCCAGCAGGTATCACAGAGATGATGACAGGACGGCCCACACGCGCACCCCGTTCCTTGTTCCGTCAGGCTGGCATGAGAGCGCCATCCGCACAGACCATATCCAACCTACTCCCTGAGGAGATTGAGGTCTATCAGGAGATGGGACGGTTAGCTGGCATCCCAGAGAAAGCGTTTGAACGTGAGTTCCGCTCGATGGTTCCGATGGGCCAGGGCGGCACACGACAGGCAAGATTCACTCCACGCAGGACTGGGAGAACGAGATATGGGAGTATTTAGTGCGCTCTGTAGATGGTTAGGGCATTCCTGGCAAGAGAATTCCAAGCATTGGGGCAGGTACGACTGCAAGCGTTGCAATCTGTCCAAGACTTATTATTATAGTTCTGTGCGCGGTAGATACTACGAAGAATCTGTTGTGAACTAGGTCACAGTCATGCCGAATCCATACAACAGGGTAGTCCAGACTCCTGCTGAAAAGAAGGCCAAACAGCAGGCCGATTCCTTTGCGGCGTTTCGCCAGGCATTAGAGAAGCCTGCTGATGCGACATTCGATGAGTCCGACCTGATTAAGATGGAGTTTCAGGAAGGCCCAGTAGGTGTCGGGACTGCGGGCTATATCATGCCTGGTGAGAGCGCCGGAACCATACTGCAAGAAGGTGGTAGTGGTAGACGGGTGCCTACTGAAGCCTTCAGGGAAGCATTGACACCTGAGCAGCATGACGAATTCTTTATGCCGTTCCCTGTTGAGAAGCAGGCTCCCGATTTGTTCACTCCGTTCTCGATGGAACCGCCAGAGCAAGAGACTCCCTGGTATAAAGATTTACCTCACGTTCCTGGCCTTAGTCCTGTCGGCTCCAAAGTCAGAGGCTGGGGTGGTGCGGCACTTGGCTTTGTAGAAGAATACCTGGCCGAACCTGCTGGTGCTGTAGGCACTGTCCTTGAAGCGCCGTCAGTCCTTGGCGCTTTAGGTGTGCCAGGATTCACAGACGAATTCGCTTTCAACCCAGAGCAACTACCAGGCCGCGAAGACTGGAGAGAGAAATATAAAGAAAATATCCCTGTTGGTTCTCGTCTAGCCACTGAACTTGTCCTTGACCCTATCAATGTCATCCCATTCGGTGCTGTCGTAAAGGGCGCGAAGCAATTATCCAAGGCTGGGAAAGGCGCAGTAGCCGCAGACCTTATCAAGCAGGCTGAGAACGCACGTGAGCTTGAAGACCCAAGTTCCTTGTTTTATCGCCATGTAGCTACGAACCTAGAGGAAGGCCAGAAGCAAATCATCGTCGTAAGCAATGCCTACCCTCAGGGCCGCAGGATTACGGTGAAGTCTGATGCCTGGCAAGATGCTGATAATGCGATAGATATCGCAATGAGGGGCGAGGCTGAAGGTGGATATAAGATTCTGCCAGGAGATGCCAGTCGTGCTGAGGTAATCAAAGCATCTGGCGCACTTCTTCCCGATACATCTCGTGCGCTTCCTGGCCCACAGGCTCGTGGCATGGGCGCTCGTGCGATGGAAGTGGTAAGAACTGGACGCGGAGGTCTAACTCCTCGACTTATCGCTAATGATGTCGCCGCATTTGCCAGCAAGGAGATATCGGCGGCAGAGAAAGCTGAGTTCCTAACTTCTTATCGTGACATTATGCCCAATGAGGTGTCTTACTTAGACGAGGCAGGACAGGCTATCCCTGTTACACGTAAGGTCACACCCAATCCACGTGGTGTAAGAGTCCCACCAAAGCTGCAAAAGGTCGGCCCTGTCATAAATGCTGTTGCCGCTCCCGCTGGGTTCGATGATGCCTTCGGAAACAGCCAACTATACAACGTCATAGATGGCGATAGCGCAGGCCAAGAGGTCGTGGCCCAGATACTGATTGGCTCCTCAGGTTCATCAGTCACCAAGCGGTTCGGGATGCAGGGCGCTGAGGTCAAAGGGTTCTGGCCTACCGTTGAAGGTGCTGGGCCAGGCATGTTCTCTACCGCTGGGATACAGAGCATAGTACGTCAGCTTGGAAACCATAACCCTAATCTAGAGAACCTTACATTTGCTGGGAAGCTAGATGTCAGACCAAGGATGAACGCTCAGGAGTTCGTTGGTACAGCCGTAGAGGCTGAGGCCAGGCTCCTTTCTGAAAGTGATATAGCTACAGGGTTTGCCCATTCTATCGACGAGATATTCCCTCGTATGAGTTCGCTCGATGCAACCTCCATGCAGTTTGATGACTATGCTTATGGCGGTCTGAATATCAATAGGGTCGATATAGATGGTATGCCCAAGACAGCCAGTGATTTACTTACTGACGCTCAAGCCGTTACCCCCTCAAGCCCTGAGAACCTTGCGGCAGTCATGGCTAATACAGGGCCACGGGTGCCGGGACAGCCACTATTCTCGATGACCGACGACATCAGCGCCTACTCGTACCTGTATGCAAGGGCAGGTGCCATTCTCAGCCAAGCGATACGGATTCCAGGCGTTCGCTGGACTGCTGGTCTATGGAACCGCGCCCAAGTGCTGGCTCCTGACGATGTGATAGGCAAGCTGGGCATTGATACTGATGTCTATAAAAGCATTGAGCATGGACGTGTCCGTGTGCAAGTCATGGCATGGTGGTCAAAGGCCCAAGTTGAGTTAGGATTCAAAGAGATACGAAGCAAGACAGATGCTGTAATGAACCGTCAGGGTGTGTGGCGTGCCGAAGGTGTTAGTGGGTATGACGCTACTAAAGTAACAGCAGATAATCCTGCACACGGTACGATTGATGACATACTAAAAGATGCCGCTCGACCTGAGGCTGAACGTATCTATCAATTAACGACAGAGCAGAGGAAATATATCGACGATGCTCTAGAGATGATGGAAGACAGCTATCGCAAGAACGATGGGATAGGAGTCGATATCGAGCGCATCGCTGGAGCCTATTGGCATCGTATCTTAGTCAGAGGCCCATCCGATAAGTCAGAGACTTTCTTTACTAATGCGTGGAAAACCCTTACTAATCGTGCCACTGGAGGCCCGGCGGCAAGAAAGACATACCAGAAAGAGCGGATGTTCGATGACTTTGAAGATGCGCTAAAAGCTAAATTTGTCTATGACACCAACCCTGCCACCCGCCTTGCGGCTCGTTTGGATGCTGGTGTTGAAACCTATGCCGACCAGAGTGCAGTCAATCGCCTGCTTGATATGAAAAAGGCCGACGGCACATCTGCATTCCTCACCCCTCAGGCCGCTCGTTTAATGGCTGTTCGCCGCCTTGGTACAGAGAAATTAGAAGCTCTAGAAGAAGGGTTGAAAGGTGCAAAAGACCGACTAGACCTTTCAAAGGCGAATGTTAAGGTTAGGAATAAAGCCTATAAAGACAACGACACGGTTGAGAATTACGACGCTTATCGTAAGGCTTTAGCTGAACATAGTGAGGCATATGCTGATTGGGCCAAGGTGTCGAAGTTAAAGAAGCCGGGATATTTCCAGGCATATCTTGTTGGGCATATCACAGACGTAGCACTCAGGGATGAAATCTTCAAGAAGGTATATATCCCGCAGGTGCAGCAGGCTCGCAACATAGTCAATCAAGGCGGCCCCAACTTGGGCACTATCGGAGCGAAGGCCCAGGATGTATTCCAGTTATTCAGGGCTTTGATGACGAACCTTGACCTTGCTGCTATGGGTATCCAGGGCAATGTACTGGCATTCCGCGACTTCCGCTCTTGGACTACTGCGGTCTGGGAAAGCATGGGGGCCATAGCTCGTGAGCCAAATGCTTATGTAGCGAAGAACTTGGCTATCATGGAAGAAGGACAGCAGATGGGCGCTATCATGCGTCCGACTGAGTTCTTGTTCAGTACCACCACCCTAGGTTCCGCGCCTACCCGTATCCCGCTTCTTGGCCCTGCATTCAAAGGGTTCCAGCGGTCATTCGAGTGGTTCATAATCGTCGGGCAGACAGAGTTCTATAAGACCCTCCGTGCTGGCGACCCACGAGTCGGCAAAATCTTCGGCTCCCGCGTAATGGCAGGCCCACGGACAGGCGGTGAGTTTGTACCGATAGCCACAAACGAAGCCCGTGATGCAATGGTCGAATATGGGCGTGTCATCCGCAACCTGATGGGCACAGAAGACAATGCCATTCTTGGTATCCGTCCTACCCAGCAGGCTATTGAATCCACAGTAGCGTTCGCTTCTCGCTTCATGCGAGCCAATATCGGACTGATAGGTGCGGCTATGCGCCCAGGTGTATCCAAACAGAGCCTAGCCGCCAAACAGGCCATGATGCACCTGCTGGCTGGAGGTATAGGCATAACCAATGCTATCCATTACCAGCAGACAGGCAGACCCGCCAACATGACAGACCCATTCGCGCCCGACTGGATGCAGTTTACGATGCCAGGCAAAAGGATAGGAATATCATCTCAAAAGACATATTTCAATACGTTCGGCCCTCTGTATACGTACTTCCGCACCATTGCCCGTGTTTCTAATATCATGGCCGATACTCAAGATGTAGGGAAAGCGACACAAGAAATCACGAACTTCCTTAACAGCCGCGCAGGTCTGCCAATCAGGGCCATGCAACTTGGCCTGGCGGCTGGTGACGCACGCACGTTCGAGGGTGAAGAAATCTTCACTGGTGCGAGTCCAGAGGAAATCTTCAGGTCAATGGGCCTCGCTTTAGGTGAGTTCACCGTTCCTATCGGTGTCTCCGGTATCGCAGATGCGATTGGTGACGGGCGTTGGGAAGGCACGGTCACAGAGGTGTTCGGCCTGACAGGACGCGCATCTCCTTATTCCCAGATGGACATCATGTTCCAGCGTTTGATATCCGACCCCAATAATCCGATGCACATGCTTCGATTAGAGGAAGGCCGGGAAACCACAGGTGCATATAGAGATGCCTCTCCGTCTGAGAAGGAATGGATGGAAGACCAGTTTGGAGATTTGCATGAGCGCATGGTTCAAGGGGCACGCGGCCCATACGGTGACGCAGGACGTGAGTGGGCAGACCTAGAGACTACAGCTATGGTGGGCACGCCAGAACAACAAGGCAACGGCGGTATGATGGGCCTGTCGGATAAGTTCTATCAACCTGTCCAGAATTGGGCGACACCTGAGCAGATTGAGAGCGGTGACGCACGGCCAATCGACGGTGCTGAATATCGTAGGCGGTTGACTGAGATTATGAATGAACGGTGGATAGCCCACCAGGCCGTGGCCGATGTATATGACCTATTCCAAGACGAGCGGGACATACCTACCGACCCGCACGAACGTGCCTTATACGATTACCGCGAACTGTTCAAGGCGCATACCGACCCCAATACCCAGAGAATCAACTGGAACATGTTAGACGAAGCATTAGAGGACTTTGAGGCTGGCCTTTCTTCAGAGATAAAGAAGTATATCCACAACAACACGGGACTTAACCGTGATAAAACCGCTCGTGCATTGTTTGATGACAAGAAGATACTTCGGGAATACTGGGACAAGAAGGACAAGATTGCTGCCACCATGCCGCCAGAGTTCCAAGATGTTCACAAGACTTGGCGAGCCATGTCAGATATGGAACGGGAGAAGTTCGTTAACACCCCCCAGGTCAATACCGCTATGGAACATATCAACCGCCAGACCAAGATATGGCTGGTGGAGATGCACGAAGCTGGTGACTCACGAGCGGAAGAATTCGAGAAGAAGCTGGTCAAATGGGGCTATGAGACTACTCCAGTTACCCCAGCGGGGCAGAAACTGCAACGGGAGTTGCTTCGCAAGTTAGGCACTGAAGACCAGATGAAGCTGCCGTTCGAGCGTACTGTGCCTGACATGCCCGGTCAGCCAGCCGCCAGCCCTGCGGTAGACGATAGCGGTGTCAGCACCCCTAGGTGGCTGCAACAGGTAGGTAGCGGTAGATAGTTGACAGCGGATAGCATTAATGTTTTGATGTACATGTGACGACCCATATTGTGACCTAGGTCACAGCGGCAACTCACGGAGGTAATATGGCAGAAGAACAGCAAGTACCAGAGGATGTGGTAACTCAGGAACCCGACGCCCCACAACCAGAAGTACAAGAAGCTGAGGCAGAGCCAGAGGTAGATTGGAAGGCTAGGTTCGATGAGAACCAGGCCACCCTGGATAAGCTGGAACAACAGCTTAAAACTGAGCAAGGACGTAATAAGAAGCGCGATGATACCGATTCGGCGGTGTTTGGGATAGGTGACCGTCTGGCTGCTATGGAGCAGTCGAACGCAGCCCTAATCAAGGCACTCGCTGAGGGTGACACCGATAACCTTCCACAACAACTTGGTCAAATCCAGGCCCAATCACAGAATACCCAACGTGGTCGTGCCTATCAGAACCAGTACCGCGTGCTGACCGAACAGCTAAGGGCGGCGACACAGGATGAGAGTGGCAATGAGATTCTCAGTCTGTACGAGGCTCCAGAGCTAGAAGGAGTACGCCAGGCATGGGTCGATGCTAACAACAAGCGCAGCGTTTCGGCGTTGTACAACACGTTAGTCCGTACCCATGAGGTGGTTCGACAGGCAGAGCGGGGAAAGGCCAGCGAAAGGGCCGAAACCGTTAGACAAGAAGAGCGCACCTCTGCAAAGCAGCGGCTGGAAGAAGCTGGTATCTATGACCTGGATACTGGCGCTGCCAGTGCTGGCGGTGGTGCCACACAAGATGATGAAACTTGGTTTCGGGAGTATGGCAAGATGGACAGTCCCACCCCCGCAGACCACGCTAGAGCAAGACGAATCAATAAACGAAGGTAGGAATTAGTTATGGCTGCTGGCGATACTATTACCCAATCACTGGCCGATAGCCTTGATACTGTCGTGGCATCTGCCAGGCAAATCCGTGAATATGAGGGCGTCATGCCCAACCTGGTGGACAAGGTTACCCTTTCTGAGGGCACTGGCACCAGTTGGCGTGAGATTTCGATGGCTGCGCTTAGTGCCCAGAACATCACCGAAACCACCACGCTAGATAACCCACAACAGATGTCTGATACGGTCTTCAGCATCACTCCCACCGTCACTGGTATTCAAACCCTGGTGACTGACCGGGTGGCTTCCCGTATCAACTCCCAGTCCTATGCCCAGCTTGGTAGCTTGGCACAGCAGGCCATCCAGCGGAAGAAAGACGAAGACGGCCTCACCGTTCTTGACGGCGCGACCACTTCCCTCTCTGGTGCTGGAACCACACTGGCATCTGGCGTCATCGCTGCGGCGGCTTACCGTATCAGCAGCAACGCCACTGAGCCTGGTAACCCACCATATCGGTGCGTACTCCACGGCTTCCAGATAAAAGACCTTTACGACGAACTGACTGCCAGTATCGGAACGGCTACTGCCGGTGACGGCGGCGAAGTCTCCGACGGTCTGACTGCCCGTGTATTCACAGAGGGCTTCCGTGGCAAGATTGCAGGGGTCGAGGTCTTTGAAGACGGCAACATCACCATCGACAGTTCCGACGATGCCAAGGGCGGCGTGTTCGCTCAAGAGGCCATCGTGATGGTACAGGGACGCGCTCCCCGTACCGCTACGGTTCGCCGGGAAGACATCGGCGGCGGAGCTACCGTGGTATACCTCTATGACGAGTATGCCTACGGTGAGCGCAGCGCAGGGAACTGGTTGTTCGAGGTCTACTCGGACGCGACTGCGCCTACGTCGTAGTGAATACACGACGCACCATCTGGTCTGAGGCTCATGGCCCCATACCTAAAGGGTGGGTCGTACACAACCTGAATGGTCAACCTGCGGATGTGCGGTTAGAGAACCTAGCCGCTGTCCCCAGGGATAACATCTTTCTGGCAACCGCTCCCTACAGGGTGCGAATACGAAACTTAGAGCTACAGCTTAAACAAATAGGTGAACAACATGGCACAAGGTAGTGACAGCAGACTAATGATTGACGAGGACTTCTTTGGTGCGGCGTCTACGTTGGCCGCGACCACTGCTCCTCCGATAGCCCTTGGAAGCCTGAACGTGGTCGGTCAAGGTATCGCAGAGACTGACTCCGGTGCGCCCCGTATGGACTCTGATGGTCTTAATGGTGTGATACAACTCACCACGACCAATGAGGATATCCATGCCGCTGGCCTCCAGAGCGCAACCATGTTCGATGTGGCCCTTATGGGCAGCATCGTTCTGGAAGCACGGGTGCGCCAGGCCGCACTCAACACAGGTGAGGTCTTCATCGGTTTTTCCGATGTGAACACTGACCTGGCTATCATCGAAGGAGCTATCTGTCACGGTGATACCGTCACCGTCACACTGACTGCTTCCGACCTCGTTGGCTTCCTGATGGCCTCTGACCTGACCGATAACAGTGACTGGCACGGTGTCTATAACGGAGGGACTACCACTGGTGAGACTGTCTCCACGTCGCTGGACTTCGATGCGGGTGCTACCGCTGGTGAATACCAGGTACTACGCCTGGAGCTATTCCCCAACGGCACCGCCGAATGGTGGGTTGATGGTGTCTTAGAGCAGACGGTCACTGGTGCGGTGTCTACCTCTGTAGACCTGTGCTTGAACGTCATAGTGGAGTCCAAGACCACAGCGGTCAAGACTATGGATGTTGATTACATCCGTGTCTGGGCTAACCGCGACTGGACTGCCTAGGTAAAGCTAGGTGACCACTCGTAGAGGGTTCCGCTACGACAGCGGCACTTCACGGTTGGAAGTGACTGTGGATGGCACTGTCGTAGCTCGATATAACAACGTGACACCAAGCCTGTCTATCGTAAACGGACTCACGATAGACGGGACTG